AGCTGCTCGAACAATGGCACTGCTTAAGGCTGCACACGATCAGACATTGCTAGCCATTGCTCAATTGAAGGCTGAAACAAAGGATGGACAAGCCCCCAAGAACTTGACGCGTGAAGCTCGATTGAAGTGGGAGTTGGATAACGGGAGAATCGACCAAGCTACCTATGATGCAGCCATTAGTGCATCTCCCGGCGGGGTTCTGCGTCAGAAGCAAACAGAAGCAGCTAATGCAGCAGAGACAGGATTTGGTGCAGTCGAACGTAATATTGAGCAATTGTATGACTCAAGTACAGGTAAATTAAAACCCGCCACAGAATCACTGTTTGGTAAATTTGCTCAGTATCGACCAGAAATGACAATGGGTCAGGATTCGGTTGACGCTAAACTCGCACTTGAGGCACTTACCGATCAAGTGATGATGAGTAACCTTGCGGATGCTAAATCGAGAGTAGGTCAGTCTTTTGGCTCAATGCAAGTACAAGAATGGGATAGATTCACTCAACAATTGGCCTCTTTGAAGCGCGGATTGAGTGAAGAAAAAGCAGCAGATGCTATGAAGTATGTCTCAGATTTCATTAAAAATAAGCGTAATGTATTGCGAACAGCTATGAGTACGAACAACCCTGTCCAAGTGGACAGATCGAAGCCAACACAACCAGGCGCCGATAAATTTGTGGTCGGCAAACAGTATAAAGACTCTAAAGGTAATGTTGCCACCTACCAAGGCAACGGTCAGTGGAAATAACCATGCCGTTTGATCCGTCTACCGCAAAAGAATTCGACCCGTCTAGCGCAGTCGAGGTTACTCCCGCGTCAGGAGGGTTCGACCCATCTAGCGCAGTCGAGGTACAGTCACAACCTGTTGCGTCGAAGCGAACCACTGTCGCACCTATTGCAGTACCTCAAAAACCGACCTACAAACCCACGGTATTTGAGGAAGCGACTGGTGCTGTAGTTGAACCCATAATGAAGATGGGTAGTGCACTTATCGCTAAACCCGTGTCGGAAATAGCGGGGATCGCTGCCATGTTCAGCGACTACCTCGGCGGGCGCAAAGACGGTGATCCGATGGGTTTCAAGAATCAGGTTCAGCAGTCGTTGACTTACGAACCACGGACAGTCGCTGGCGCGTCGAAATATAACCCACTAAATGCTATCCCAGAAGCCATTGGGTCTGCTATGAGTGCTGTAGGTACTCCCGCTAAAGAGTTCCTGAAAGGTGATGCTGCTGCGGATAGTCCCCGTGGCATGGTGGTAAATGCGATAGGTGAGGCTGTTCCACAGGTACTCGGTATGATAGGCGTTAAGAACGCGCCCATAGTCGGAAAAGCTGTCAAGACTGCCGGAAAAGAGATCGTCGCGGATACCACTAAGAGCATGGCGTTCAGCAAGCAGGCAGCTAGAGAGGCTGCGTCTGCCTCAGACTGGCAACGTGCTGCGCCGATTGAAGCAGCTAAGGCGGCAAGGTCGGAGGGTATTATTCTCAACCCGTCGTCTGTATCCGAAACATCTCGTCCTCTGCGCATGGCAGCAGCGGGAGGGTCTGCCCATTTCAATACAGCGGCTAGTATCACCAATAAGTCCAAATGGAACGACATGGTTCGTAAAGATTTGGGTATGCCTCTTACTGGTGAATCATCACAACTTACAGCAGTAAATTACGACGGTGTGCGTAAAGTGATTGCAAAACCCTATGATCAGGCTACATCATTAGGTAAACTCAAACCCGATACTGATATTCTTGAAGCTATCCGTGAGATCGATATTCCTGAGATTCTTCCCGCAGGTGAAGTAGCTGCTGGAAAAATGGCGCGTACTACTGACTATATTACAAGTCAAATCGAGAGTGGTATGACAGGAAAAATGGCGGTAGATACAGCACGTACACTCAGACGCGAATCGAAGCAGGTATTTGATTCTGTAAAGTCAGGCAATCGAGTCAGTCCTATTGAGATAGATGCTGCCAAGGCTAAAATGCAAGTAGCTGAAAAGATTGATAGTTTGATCTCATCTAATATCACAGACCCAAAATGGAAAACAGCATTTGATGATTCCCGTCGCAAGATGGCACTCAGTTATGCTTACGAGAGAGCTACTAATCTAGCCCGTCGTCAAATTGACCCGATAGTATTTGCTCAAGAGATGGAAGGTCGCAACTACCTTACAGGAAATGCTAAAAAAATGGGTGAAATTGCAGCAAACTACCCTGAAATTGCCAATGTCTATGCTGAACGTGGTACAACTTTTGGTATGCCTGTGCGTAGCGGTGTTGCGGGTACTGCGGGTTTCGCACTCGGTTCACTGTATGGTTCACCTGTCGCAACTTCGGCGGGAATGGCTGCATTGAGTTCTCTCGGTGAGAAGGTCTACGGTAAACGACTGCGTGGTGAGGCTGCACAAGCGAAGTTGGCTACACCTATCGACCGTCGTATCATGCTGACTACTAAAATTCCCCCTCAACAGGGTCTGCTCACTGACTTGGGTGAACCAAAATGACATTCCTAGAGGCTGTAAATGAAGTCCTAACTCGACTGAGGGAGACTGCGGTAGCAACTATCAGCCAGACTTCCTATTCGTCGATGATTGCCCAATTGGTCAACGATGCTAAACGACAAGTTGAAGATGCTTGGGAATGGGATGTGCAGAACACCACATTGACCGTGACTACATCACCAAATGTCAGTACATATACCATTGTCGGTTCGGGTACTCGGCAGAAGGGTATCAGTGCCAACATCACCACGATCGGTAGTCAGGCTACCCTCATATCTGTACCACTCAAATGGATACAGAATCAGCAACAACTAACTACGACTACTAACGCAGCACCCAGCTACTACGCATGGAGTGGTAACGATGGGACAGACAGCAAGGTGGAGCTATACGATACACCCAATGGTGTGTACACAATCAAGTTCAATCTAAACGTGCCCCAAGTGAAGCTGGTTGACGATTCGGACATTATCATGGTTCCTCCAGAAGCTGTAGTGATGGGCGCGTATGCCCGCGCACTGGCGGAACGTGGTGAAGACGGTGCGCTTTCCTCAAGTGAGGCTTACGGGCTTTACAGAGGCATCTTGTCAGATAGGATAGCTATCGAACAGTCTCGCAATGAGGATTACGCAACGTGGGTGGCTAACTAATGGCTCGACCTACGACTACCTTTTCAGTAACAGCCCCCGGATTCATGGGGTTGAACACAGCCGATTCCCCTGTTGACATGGATGGTAAGTTCGCTCTTGAGGTTAACAATTGCGTCATCGATAAGTTCGGTCGTGTCGGTTCGCGTCAGGGTTGGACAACTGCCCACACTGCAAGTGCAGGATTAGGATCAAACGATGTTGAGTCTATTGGTGAACTGGTAGAGAACGATGGTACTCGCACCATCGTGGTTGCTGGCGGCAACAAGATTTTCAAACTGGTAGGTACAACCCTAACTGAGTTGACGTATGGGGGTGGAGGTGTAGCGCCAACCATCACATCAAGCAACTGGGATACCTGCATGATAAATAACGCTATCCTGTTCTTTCAGGATGGAAATACCCCACTGTTGTACGACACTGCGCTGAGTACAACCACATACCGCAGGATCAGTGAGCACCCTGGCTATACGGGTACTGTACAGCAAGCGAATGTAGGTCTATCTGCGTATGGTCGTATCTGGAATGCGCGTACAACTACAGATAAGAACACCTTACAGTGGTCTGACACACTCACGCATCACAAGTGGACAGGTGGGTCTGCCGGTACTCTGAATTTGTACGGTGTCTGGCCCCAAGGTGGTGACGAGATCGTAGCTCTGGCAGCACACAATAATCGTTTGATTATTTTCGGTGCACGGCAGATTCTTATTTACTCGGGTGCTGATGATCCTTCCGGTATGGTGCTGGAAGATGCGATAAGCAACTCGGGTTGTGCTGGACGCGATACTGTACAGAATACGCCAGACGATGTTATTTTTCTGTCAAGTGGTGGTTTGCGTTCCATTCGCAGAACCATTCAGGAAAAGTCTGCACCATTGACTGTCGTTAGTCGCACAGTCAATGGTCAAATTCAGGATTATTTGGTCAATGAATCCAGTGGTTCTAC